GGGAACGCTGGAGCCTGACTGTGATGAAGGCGACCACAACTCCTGACCTGCTCGAAGACCCGCGAAAGCTGCGGTTGTTGAACTGGCTGACGACCCCTCCAGCGGAGCGGGAGCCAGCCTCGCAGGGCAAGCTCAGCTTGGAGCTGGGCGTGTCGGAGCGCACGATCCGTGACTGGAAGGCGAACCCGTCTTTCCGTGCGTTGTGGGAGAAGCAGGCGAAGGACATCATCGGTGACCCCGAGCGGGTGCAGATGGTCCTCGAGAAGATGTACCAGCACTGCTTGGACGACGCCTCGGTAAAGCAGGCGAAGGCGTGGGATCTGTATCTGAAGGCGACCGACTCGATCAAGCCGCCCGCCATTGATCTGGCTGCCAAGAAGGCTGCGGAGTTGACTGACGCCGAGCTGGAGGCGCTGATTGCGGAAGCGGCTCAGCGCGAGGTCGACTCGCGGCTGACCCACACATGAGCGAAGAGGCCCTTGGCGAGTTACTTCTCGAACGCGAGTGGCGCCGTTGCGCCCCGTTGACTGGGATGCCAGCACGCTCGACGAGAAGGTCGCGGCGTTCACCTACTGGGCGGAGAACTACTGGCACATTCGGCTTCCCGAGAAGGGTCGCTCGAAGTTCAAGATGCGTGACGCTCAGAAGGAGACGATCCGTGTCTGGATGGGCGAGCGCTACTCGATTGCGTTGAAGGCACGCCAGGTCGCTTCTCCACCTTGGCTGGCGCGCTGGCCTTCTGGCTGGCGTTCTTCTACCGTGACCGTGCGCTGTACATGATCAGCAAGGGCGAGCGCGAAGCAATGTCGTTGCTGTCCAAGTCGCGCTACGGCTACCGTTTCATGCCCGAGTGGATGCGCCTACGTGGGCCTGTGGTGTCAGCCAACGCTGGCAAGATGACCTTCTCGAACGAGTCGTTCATCACCAGCGCCCCGTCTGCCTCGGATCCAATCCGTGGTGAGACGGCTTTCCTGGTCATTGTCGACGAGATGGGTCAGCTGCCCAACTCGGACGACGCCTGGGCCTCCATCGAGCCTGTTGCCGACCAGGGCGGTCGGGTCATCATGCTCGGTACCGCCAACGGTGAGGGCAACCTCTTCCACAAGCTGTGGGTTGGGGCCAAGTCGCCTTGGGGTACGGGCCTCAATCGCTTCACGGGCATCTTCCACAGCTGGCGTGCGGGTGGTCGTGACGATGCGTGGTACGCACGGCAGAAGCAAGACCTGCCCGAGTGGCAGCTCGCCCAGGAATACCCTGACAACCCCGACGAAGCCTTCCTCAAGAGCGGTCGTCCCGTCTTCAACCTCGCTCGACTGCGTCAGCTCGAGCTGTACCCACCCGAATCCAGGGGTTACCTGCGTCGGCTGAGCGGCCGAGGCGTCGAGTTCGTCGCCGATGGCGGCGCGCTGCGTATCTGGGCTGATCCCGTGAAGGATCACCGCTACGTGATGGGTGTCGACGTTGCTGAGGGGCTCGACTACGGCGACTTCAGCTCCATCCACGTCATCGATGCCAACTCCCGCGAGGTGGTGGCGCACTGGCATGGCCACATCGAGCCCGACTTGCTCGGATCGGACGTCGTGCCCTTGTTGGGCATGTGGTACAACCAGGCACTTGCCATGGTGGAGTCGAACAACCACGGGTTGACGACGCTCACCGCCATGAAGCGGCATCGCTACTTCCCGATCTACATGCGTCGGCGCCTGAACACGAGGACGAAGGCGATCACCGAGGCCATGGGTTGGGCGACCACAGCCGTCAGCAAGCCGTTGGCGGTCGACGAGCTGGATCTGGCGCTACGTGAGGGCGGGCTCGACCTGTACGACAGCGAAACCGTGGCTGAGCTGCGCACTTTTGTACGTGACGGCAACGGCAAGATGCACGGCTCCCCTCACGACGACCGTGTCATGAGCCTCGCCATTGCCAACCAGGGGCTCAAGTACGTGTCGCTCAAGGAGTACCGAGCGAAGAACCCAGGCCACAATACGGGCTCGCTCGGATGGTGGATGGCCCGCGATATCTGGAACGGCGAGAAGTCTGGGCCGTCATTCATTGGTGATCGTGCGGCTCGAGCGTCGTAAGCGGAACGATCTCACCTAAGTACGATGGTTACTACTAGGACTTGCAGCTGCGGCGCCTCATTCACCGAGGCGCAATCGAGTGGCAGGTTTTGCTTCCAGTGCAAGATGAAGGGCGTCTCGTTTACGTGGCGGGGTCCGACACGCGCGTCGAAGCAGAACTTCCATGACCACACCATTGCTTCGGTAATCCGAGACTCCGACCGCGCTCGGCTGCCGCTGGCACCTCGGGCGAATCAGAGCGGGTGGGAACCCGATGGGTCTGACGTTCGCAATGTGGGTCATCGCCGTCACGGTGTGTTTGGCGGCTACTGCCGCCGTGTTGAACTTCTTTGCTGCACTGCACGGGCCGCTCGCCCTGCGCGTGATGTGCGGTATGCGTGCCGTCATTGCTGGCCTGTACGTCCCCGCCTACGTGTGGTTGCTGTGGAACCCGACAAAGCGTGCGGTCTGGTCCGAAACCGTGGCGGGTCTGTCTTTGATTGCCTGGATCGTCGTGTGGATCATGCCAGCGGTACTGGCGCTGCGCATGGAGCAGCGAGCTGCGGCTGTTGCGGAGAAGCTCCGTGGGTGACCCACTCGTCAACCTCCTCATCGGGGCGCTCGTCACTGGTGCCGCCGCCTGGCTGACCGCATTCCTCGTGCGTAAGCGCACCACTGCGGAGGCAAGCAGCCTTGATGCTGGCGCCGCCGACTTGCTGTCGCAGGCGGCAGCCCGTCTGATCCCGTTCTATGACGCCTCGCTCAAAGCAATGGAAGCTCGCTTGACCGAGGCCCTCGTGCGCCTGACGAAGGCCGAAGCAACGGCGGAAGCGGCCCTTGCGCGCGAGTCGATCTGTCTTTCCCGTACCGATGCGATGCAACTGCAAATTGACGATCTGCGCCGTCAGATCATGGCGCCGCACACCACGACCACCACGACCACTGCCGTCACCTCATTGTCCAAGGAGAACGAACTGTGAACCCAATCACGCTCGCCCAAGCAATCCCATCCAAGGTGCGAACCTTCATCTACTCGGCGCTGCTCACCATCCAGGGGCTCGAGCTGATCTGGGATCTGATTCCCGATGCGTTTGAGGGTCGCGTCCTGGCGACCGTCAGTTTCCTTGGCTTCGGCGTGGCTGTTGCCAACGTGTCGAAGAAGCCCCTCTACTGATGGCCCGTCCGAAGCACTCCGACATCCTGTCGCGCAACGTCGCCCAGATCCGTGCGTCACGCAAGTGGCGTGACGGTGAGGGCTACGACGATCTGTGGCACTCGATGGTCGACCTCTACCGAGGCAAGCACTACCCGAAGGATGCGAAGAAGGAAGACCGCATGCTGGTCAACCTTGCCTTCGCCACCAAGAACGTCATCGCCCCGAGTGTGGCCGTCAACAACCCGAAGTTCGTTGTCAACGCCCGCAAGCAGGAGGGCGCTGCGACGGCGATCATCACCGAGCAGGTACTCAACTACCTGTGGCGCACACACCGCTACCAGGAAGACTTCCGCCTAGCAGTGGACGACTTCCTCGTCTGCGGCCATGGCTGGCTGAAGGTCGGCTACAAGGCGACCAAGCCCATCGAACTGAAGAAGGTTCCCGACAGCTACGGCGACGACGGCGCGGGCGAAGACTCCGAAGGCGTCGACGACCGTGACGAAACAGTCGTGGGCAACGTCGAGTCCGAGGTCCGCTCGTTCTCCGACGACGACCGCCCGTTCATCGAACGGCTGTCGCCTTGGGACGTGTTCGTCGACCCCGACGCACGCCACCCCAAAGAGATGAAGTGGATCGCCCAACGCACACGTCGGCCAGCAGCCGACGTGAAGGTCGACTCCCGCTACGACAAGACGCAGCGTGAGAAGGCGTGCAGTGCGGTGATGGGCAAGAAGGACGACTCCGTCCACCCCAGCGAGCACGGGACCGACTACTCCGACGTCAGCTACGTCGACGTCTGGGAGTACTACGACATCCGCCGTGGCACCGTGGCTACGTTCATCGAGGAGCAGATGGACGGCTTCCTCATCGCCCCCGCAGCCATGCCCTACACGTTCGGTCACCCGTTCGTGATGATGCGCAACTACGAGGTCACCGACCTGTTCTACCCAATGGGTGAGCTTGAGGCCATCGAGGAACTGCAGCAGGAGCTGAACAGCACCCGCTCGCAGATGATGAACCACCGCAAGCGCTACCAGCGCAAGACGCTGTACGACAAAGATGCCTTCGAGCAGGACGGCATCGATGCGCTCAAGGACGACTCCGACAACGTCATGGTCCCCGTCGACCTCGGCTCGGCACAGTCTGACATCACCAAGGTGCTCGCACCGATGCCGCAGATGGGTACCCCGCCCGACTTCTACAACCAGTCGGACCTGATCTCGAGCGACATCGATCGAGTGTCGGGCGTCTCCGACTACATGCGTGGAGCCCAGCAGAACATCCGCCGCACCGCCACTGAAGCAGCGATGATTCAGGACGCACAGAACAGCCGTGCAGCTGACAAGCTGGCACGGGTTGAGCAGGTACTCGCCCAGCTGGGCCAGCGCCTCGTGCAGCTGATGCAGCAGTACATGACGGGCGAGCGCGTCGTGCGCATCGTCGGCATGCGCTCCGCCCCTGTGTGGATCCAGTTCGACGCCGACTACATCCAAGGCGAGTTCGATTTCGAGGTCGAGGGCGGCAGTACCCGTCCCAACAATGAGTCAGGCAGGCGTCAGTCCGCCCTTGACCTCGTCAATGCACTGGGCCCGTTTGTGGACGCAGGGGTTGTAAACCCCCAAGCCCTCGCACGGCACATCTTGCAGTTCGGTTTCGACATCAAGGATCCTGACCAGTTCCTCATGGGCGCGCAGCAAGGTGGAGCACCAGGCCAGCCACAGCCCGAGGGTATGCCCCCTGAAGGTGGGATGCCGCAAGGTGGCCCACCGATGCCCCGCAATGGGACCAACAGACGCACCGCCTGAGATGGGCTCGTCAGCCGAGTCACCCATCAAGGGCATTCCCCCTGAGCTGATTGCGCAGCTCATGGGCTCCTCGGGGCTCAAGCCCCAAGGCGCCATGTAACCCCTGGTCTAGATACCAGCGGAACGCAAACCACCAATTAGTGAGAGCAGCCCCTAGGAGGACTCTTGAGTTACGAAGATGACACGTTCGATGAAGCCGACTTCTACGCAAGTAGCAGCCCAGCCCCATTGGAGGTGGAAGTCCCCGATGAAGCCCCCGTCGCAGCCGAAGTAGGCGTAGACGATAACGGCGCAGTCGAAGACGGTGGCAGCGATGCCACACTCCCCACGCCCACGTACTTCGACCCGAGTACCTACACCGATCACTTGGTGAAGGTGAAGGTTGATGGCGAAGAGGTAGAAGTCCCTGTTGCCGAGATGGTGCAGGGATACCAGCGTCAAGCCGACTACACACGTAAGACCCAGGAAGTAGCCCAGCAGCGAGAGCAGCTGGCGTTCTGGCAGGACGTGGACAAGGCAATGCGGGTCGATCCCCGTGCGACGCTGGAGTACCTCCAGAAGCAGTACGGGCTCGGCGAGGCAGCACCAGCTGCCGAAGACGACTGGGGCTACTCCGCTCCTGATCCAGTAAAGCAGGAACTGCAGGAACTGCGTGCTGTTGCCCAAGAGGCAGCCAGCTACGTCAGCGAACGCAAAGCGGAGGAGCACCTTCAGCGTGTCGTGGGTGGCCTTACCGCAAGGTACGGCAACGAGTTCGACGTACAGGCAGTCATCCAAGAAGCGGTCAACCGTGGGATCCAAGATCCCGCTCGACTGGAACCGCTGTTCAAGGAGATGGCCTTCGAGAAGTACCGAGCCCAAGCAGCAGCTCAGCAAGCAGTTGGCGATTCAACGTCAGCAGCCGAGTTGCAGCGCAGAGCGGCAGCTGCCAACGCAGCAGTCCTCATCGGGAGCGGTGGATCTTCGTCGGGCGCGGTCAAACCCCCCCCTGCTCAGCCGAGGACCGTACATGAAGCGTACGCCCTCGCCAAGGCCGAGCTGGGTGGATGAACACCCCTCAACTCCTCCTCCCCGAAAGGTAAATTACCATGGCTCTGGACTTCGACCAGATTGCGGCCACAACCCTCAAGAAGTACCGCAAGACACTCACTGACAACATCTTCAACACCCACCCCGTGTTGTTCCAGCTCAAGGACAAGGGCCGCGTTCGATTCGTCGACGGCGGCGAGAACATCATCGAGTCGCTGATCCACACCGTGGGTGACACTCCTGTCGCCAACGGCGGGGCCAACACCAGCGGTTCGTACGGCGAGTGGGACGACATCGTCATCACCCCCGTCGAGACGGCAACTGCTGCCAAGTTCGACTGGAAGATGCTTGCTGGCTCCATTGCCATCTCGGGTCTGCAGGAGGCCAAGAACAGCGGCGAGGCCGCGATGATCAACCTGCTCGACGCCAAGATCCTGCAGGCGGAAGAGACGCTGAAGAACAACATCAGCACGATGCTGTTCGCCTCGGCTCTCTCCGAGACGACCGACATCCTGTCGCTTCGCCTCGTCGTCGACGACGTCTACAACGCTGGCGGCATCGACGTCGCCACCAACCCGTTCTGGAAGTCGGTCGTGCAGAACAAGACGGCCGTCCTGGCTGCCGACGTCGACCTGCGCGCAATGGTTCGCAACGCCTTCAACACGGCGTCCAAGGGTGGTCCCGACCACGTCGACATGGTCATCTCGGGTCAGACCGCGTACGAGCAGTACGAGGCCGACCTGCTTCCGACCGTGCGTCGCACCAACACCAAGATGGCTGACGCTGGCTTCCAGAACCTGGAAGTCCAGGGCGTGCCGTGGGTGTGGGACTGGAACTACACCGCCTCTGAGGTCATGGGCATCAACACCAAGTACCTCGGCCTGGTCGGTCACAAGGACCGTTGGTTCAAGCAGAGCAAGTTCACCGAGGGCCCGACCTCGGCTGGCAACGGTGGCGCAGCCACGGTTGTCGATGCGAAGTACGCGCTCATCACGGCGTACCTCGAGCTGACCTGCCGCAACCGTCGGCGTCACTTCAAGATCACCAACATCAACCTCAGCTGATCCACCCGCCTCCGCCCACCTCGCCGCCAGCAGCAGCGGTGGGGTGGTTGGCACTCTTTCCCGAAAGGAACCCGAATGCCTGTTTACAAGCGCAAAGTCCAGCGTCGGAACGAAGGTGGGCACTCGATCTTGAAGACCGTGACGCTGATTTCGTCTGGCGCCCAGTCACTCACGACCGACAACCACCTGAAGTTCGTCATGCCCGAGAACGGCGTCTACGTGAGTGCGGTTGCGCACCTCGGGACGGTACCCACGGGTGCGACCTTCATCATCGACGTCAACAAGGGTGGCGTGTCGCTATACACCACGCAGACCCGTCGTCCCATCATTGCCATCTCGGCGGCGACGTCGACCGAGACGGCCACCGCTGACATCACGGGCCTGGCCAAGGGCAATGTCATCAGTGTGGACATTGACCAGATTGGTTCGACCGTCGCTGGCTCGGACCTGACGGTTTCTGTCAGCTACCTGTCGGCTGCCTGACCAACGGTTACGAAGCAAGCGTTGCTTGAGGCGTCCCTTCGGGGGCGCCTCTTGCGCGTCTGAAGGGGAACGGTGGCGACATACTGTGATGAGCGACGACTTTGTAATGGACCCCGCCTACGAGCTGGGTGGCTTCGAGACGGCCGCTGGCCATTCCACCGTTGGTCTGCGAGTCCCCCAACGAGGCAAGCATTGTAGGGGTGCGGAGAATACGTGCAAGGCGTACCGCTCCCGAGGGACCGAGTTCTGCGTTGGCCACCTTCGTTCGCTTGGGCTCCTCGAGTCGAAGCCACAGCCCGAACCAGCCGAGAGTGAAACGTCCTCGTGAGTACGCTCCAGAACCTACGCGACATCGTCAGGTTGCAGACTGACCTCGACGCCGAGGATCTCCCCAACACCGTCCTCGACGGCTACCTACGTGAGGGCTTCGACCGCACGTTTGCAGCCGAGCTTCGTTGGCCGTTCTTCGAGCACAGCTGGACGCTCACGTTGGCCGCACTGGCGACAACCATCGCACTGCCCACCAGTCCCGAGGTGGCGTTCTTCATGCGCGTGCGCAGCGACACGGACGAGATGCTCGTCCAGCTGGCGCAGACCTTCGCTGAGGACAACTTCACGGGCGACGGCACGACCGACGACCCGTCCTTCTACAGCGTGTGGGGCTCGACGGTCTACCTGTGGCCTGTGCCTAGTGGGACTGCCCGCAGCTACACGGCTCGGGGCTACCGCAAGCCGACGTGGTCGGCTACGCCAACGGTTGAGGTCGACGGCGATGATCGCCTCCACCAGGCCATTGCTCACTACGCAGTGGCATTGGCCTACGCGCAGCTGGAAGACGCTGAGCTTGAGGCTGTCTACATGAATCGCTGGGGTGCGCTCGTTGACGTAATCAGGCGCAACGTCATGCAGCCCAACTTCCATCAGCCGCTCGTCCTGAACGGCGGGCTCGGAGGGCACGCGCGTCAGCGAAGCTGGATGGGTAACTGATGGCTTCACGCGTCCGACCCATCAATATGATGTCGTTCACTGGCGGGCTCAACATGCGTGCCGATGCGTTCGAGCTGGGCGACGGCGAGTCGCCAGACATGCTGAATGTCGACGTCGACCCACGAGGTGGGTTCGTCGTTCGACGCGGGTGGACTGCGTGGAACCCAACGGCCGTTGCGGGAACGTGGAACCCACGCTCGTTGTTCGTCCACGAGCTGACGAGCGGCACCGACCGACTATGGATGGCAAACAACAACCTGCTGTACCACGGCACCGCCAACAGCTTCACCAAGCTGCAGATCGCTGCGGTCGACGTCGTCGCCGACGCCTCCCCGCACGGTGCTGACTTCGCCCCCTGGGGTGATGAACTCTTCGTCGCTTGTGGACGCAACCGTCAGGCCGTCTACCTCAACAGCTCGAATGTGGGCACGCTGCTCACCGCTGGTGCGGCAGCGACGTGGACTGCGTACGCCACGCCTTCATCGACCGTGATGCCCAAGGCTGACCTTGCGGCATCGCACGCTGGCTACGTGTTCGTTGCCAGCACCAACGAGGACTCGGTCGCCTACCCGAACCGCATCCGTTGGTCGCATCCCAACAACCCCAAGGCGTGGATGGTCGACGACTACCTCGACATCCTCGAGGGTGGCGGCAAGATCACGGGCCTCGTCCATGCGGGACCACATCCTCGTGTTCAAGCAGTCTGCCGTGTGGGCAATCTACGGCTACGACTCGGCCACCTGGCAGCTCGTCAACGTCTCACGCGAGCGTGGCGCCGTCAGTCGCCAGGCAATCGCACGCTCCGAGAACGCCGTCTACTTCTACTCCCACCTGTCGGGCATCTACGCCATTGCTGACGGGAACGCCCCGCAGGAGGTGAGCCTGGCCCTGCGGCCAATGTTCACCGACGGGAACTTCTCCCCCACCTACGGCAATAGCGTGTGGCTCGGCTGGTTGGGTGACAGGCTGTACTTCAGCGCTCCGTACTCGACCACGAGCACGGCGAACGAGGCAACCACAATCTTCGTGTTCGACCCCGCCATCGGCAACGGCGCGTGGATGATCTACCGAGGGTCTGACGGGCTGGGCTTGGGTCCGTACGCTCAGGGCGGCTTCGCAGGCGGCGCTGGGCTCCGCTTGGGCTGCGCCCGCTCGGCGGCACGCGTGATGATCATCGACAACAACGACACGCCCGTGGATGAAATCACAGGGGTGGCCGTGGGCTTCGCTTCGCACTACGTGACCCCTTGGGTCGATGGTGGTTTCCCGACGTTGAAGAAGTCGTGGCGTCGCCCCGACTTCGTAATGAAGGAACGCGACCAGGAGTACAACGTCACTGTCGCCGCCTACCGCGACTATGACGAGGCGAACGCGGTGAGGTCCAAGATCGTCAGCGTCGACGCTGGTGGCGTGGGCAGCCTCTACGGCACGTTCACCTACGGCTCTGGCGTGCTGTACGCAGCCTCCGCCAAGGGCTCGAGGATCGAGCGCGGCGGCAACCTTGGCTCTGCACGTTCTATCCAGCTTCGCATTTCAGGTGACGCCACAAAGCCCTGGGGTGTGGACGCCATCGTTTTCAAGATGATCCCCCGACGACTGCGCTGATGGAGGCGACATGGCTCTCACCATTCCCAATACCCTGAGCAACGGCATCACCGTTGACGGGCTCAACCTCGAAGCAAACTTCGATGCTATCGCTGGCTGGGCCGCAGCTTCCGTTGTGGAGGTTGGTGGTGCAACCATGACGGGCCCAATCGTCCTGTCGGGTGCGCCCACAATCGACAACCACGCAGCCACGAAGGCGTACATCGATACGCTCGTGGCGGCTGCGGTGCTGGCTGCCAACCCAGTGGGTTCGACGAAGCTGTGGCCCGCCGCCGCAGCGCCGACGGGTTGGGCTCTGGCCAACGGCGCAGCCGTGTCGAGGGCGACCTACGCAACGCTGTACGCCCTCGTCGGTACGACGTGGGGCGTCGGCGACGGGGTGACCACCTTCAACCTGCCCAACATGTGCGGCCGCACGCCCATTGGCGTCGGCACGGGCGTGGGCCTCACGGCTCGCACACTGGCTGGCCAGGTGGGCGTCGAGGATGTCACGCTGACCGCAGCGCAGTCTGGCCTTCCTGCACACACTCACATTCAGACCCGCACTTTCACGCCATCCCGAAGTTCGGAACCGTCGGGGCCACGTACGGCGGCGCCGATGACGCCACGGCTGACGTGAACAACATCAACACGAACAACACCACCGCCACCAACCAGGCGAACGTCGCGGCGAACGCTTCGGCGTCTCACACGAACATGCAGCCCTCGGTCGGCATCAACTTCATCATCAAGCTCCTCTAAGCGGAACGAAGCGACCTAACTACGATGACTGCGCCAGACCTATCACCGTTCCTCAATCAGGAGAACGCTGCCCGTAGCAACTTTGCGGGTCAGTCGGCGCAGAACACGTTCAACCGAGGTCGAACTCGAGCTATCGGGAACCGCAATGTCGCTGACTTCCGTCAAGGTTTCCAGCGTCAGCTCCCGAGCTTCAGTGCCGCCTGGGGCCAGCGTGGCCTCACGGGCGGGGGCGTCCAGTCGGGCGCTTCGGTCGTGCCATGCAGAACTACGTGGGTGACTACACGAAGGATCTCGGTCGCATGACCGAGGACCAGTTCGGCCAGGACCAGCAGTACGACTTCAACCAAGCACGTTTCACTGCCGAGCGAGATTCGGCGATGACTGACATCGCCACTCGCAAGGCGCAGCTCATCGCTCAGACGGCGCAGGGTATCGCCTCACTACGCCCATACCTGGGAGGGTAATCATGCCGAGCAATCTTGAAGGTGGCGGGGGAATGGCCGTGCCACAGAGCGGTTTCAACCCCCTTCGCCAGCGCCAGTCACGGGTTCCAGCTCCCCTCCCGCGCAGGCCAACACCCCGAACCCCAGTGGGCATCAGCACCGCCGCCAACGACATCGGTCGTCGTCGGTTGGAGGCTGGGCCGATGATGTCGGCGAATGCGAATCAGTGGGATTCATACAACTACACGAAGATGGGCGTCCCCCACTGGTGGGACGCTGCCTCGAACAGGTACGTCCCCGACGTCGCCGAAGGCGGCGCACCCCCAGCACCAACCGACCCAGGCGCCAACCCCTACGGGCCTGGCCCAGGTGGTGGCGGTGGCGGTGGTGGTGGCGGTGGTGGTGGTGGAAGCTCAGCTTCCGACGCTGCCAACTTCGGCGCCTACCAGGCTGCCATGCAGAAGATGATCGGTAGCGACATGTTCAAGGGCGAGCAGTCGCTCCTCAAGCCGATGATCGACCCCGCTGTCGACCAGGACATCGCAACCGCACGCGGAGCGTACGGCAATCTCGCTGGTCAGATCCCAATGAACGATCCGTACCTGAACCTGATCGCTCGGCAGGCACCTCAGCTCGGCGACGAAATGGGTGCGTTCCTGCAGGGCCAGGGTGTCGGCACTGGCGGCGCCGACCAGGCAGTGCAGTTCGCCAACGCCCAGCTCCAGGCTGGTGGCCAGGACTGGTCGAGCCTCGCTGCGATCCTCGGCCAGAACCATCTGGCGGGGCAGCGCGGCGCAATGGACGTTGCCAACCTACAGGGCGAAGGCATCGTCCAGGGCTTCGAGGGACAGCGCACTTCGCTGCAGGCGCAGGCTGCCATGCAGCAGCAGCAGATGGACCAAGCCGCCAAGCAGCAGAAGATGCAGGCGATCATGCAGATGATCTCCGCTGGGCTGCAGTACGGGCAGCCCATTGACCTCGGGAGCCTCCTCGGATGAGCCAGCACGACTACGCACCATCCGTTCCACCTGAACTACTCGAGGCGTGGCGCCAGATGATGGCAGCACCGCCCGAGTGGTCTGTCGGCGAACAGGCGTACCAGCCGTACGACATCGGCTCTGCACAGACGGGGTTGAACTTCCAGCAGGACCAGATGAACAGCATGCGCGACCCCTTCACCGCGTACCTTGCTGGGCCTGGGGCGTACGACCCCAACACCTTCGGGTACGACTACGAGGTCACGCAGCCTGGCACAACCGACGGCCTCGACTTCCTCAACAGCATCGTCAGCAAGAGCCCTTCGAGCGCTCAGGCGATCATCGGGCAGGCGCTCCTCGAAGGCCAGTCCCCGCAGGATGCCCTCAAGTTCGCACAAACCACACTGGGCAACGAGGCACTCCTGGGCGCTGACGGACAGATCGACAAGGCGTACACCGACTTCGCCAACAACTCGTTCCAGAAGCTCCACTCCGACAAGAAGGAGATCGGTCAGGACAAGCCGAACAAGGCACTGCAGTCATTCCTCGACGCAGGGCTCGGCGACCCCAACCAGCAGTTCACCCCGCAGTTGATGGATCAGAACTACGACGCCTACACGCCTGGCACCGCAGCCGCCAAGCGGGTGGTGGACGCACCGTCTACCAAGTCCATGAGGCCAGGGGCTCGTGCGCCGCAGCAGGCTGACGTGGATGCCACCTCCGCCATGAAGCAAATGCTGGGCATCGGGCCAGCCATGTCTCGTGATGCACGCAACACTGGCGTGCCTGGCGCTGCGTTGGTGCAGCCGAAGGGTGCGGTGGCGCTCGACCCCAACAGTCAGCTGGCGGCCCGCAAGGACTACATGCGAATTCGGGACGCCAGCGGCGTGAACGAGATCCGAGCGCGACGTGGTGCCGAGTCAGCCGTCGCCGCCTACGGCACGCCGACCATGATGGCAATGGCTCAGCGTCTCGGGATGGTCCGCTGACCGTTTGTGGACGCACGCGGCGCCGCTGAAGCGGTGGCCGTGAGGAACGACCCCGACATACTGTGATGGCAGCGACACCCCAGGAACTGATGGCGCGTATCGCGGCCAGCAGGATTCCCAACACTTCCTTGCACACCTTTGGCAATTCGCCGCTCACGGCGAGGCGTCCACAAGCCCCGCCCCCACCTCCTGGTGGCGTATCGCCTGCGATGCAGCGCATCATCGATGCGAACAAGGCTCGCATGGGGGCGTCAGGTGGCGGGCAGGAAGAGGACCAGCCTTGGTACAAGGATGTCCTCGGCGCCACCCTCGGCAACAGCGTTGCCAAGGCCGTCCTCAAGCCACTCGACTGGTTGCAGACGGGTGGCCGTGCTGTCACTACGGGGCTCGAGCACGCAGCTCGTGCGCTGCCCGACGAGCTGGAGCCCCTCCTGGGCCCACTCGGCATGGGTGTTGACGAGGAGAAGTCGCGTGAGGATGACCGCTCAGTCCTCGAGCGCATCCAGGGCAAGGACGGTTACGGCTACGGCCAGATCGCCAAGTCGACTGGCAACAAGTGGCTCGACAGGGGTGTGGGTCTGGCTGGCGACATCGTCATGGATCCGCTCACCTACGCGACGCTCGGCGCCTCTGCGGCTGCGGGCAAGACGGGGCGGCTGTCGACCGCCACGAAGGCGATCATGGACGGGCTCGGCGACGACGTCGCT